CAAAGATCAGGTAAAGGTATGCTTAACTTATTAAAGTTAGGGAAAATCGCTCCGTTCCTTGGCACCGCTTTAGATTTCGCTTTCCCAGAACCTTTAGCAGATGGAACTTTAGAGAATGCACAGAAAATGAATATACCCGGAACACCAGTTGTGAGAAGTAATAAGGCAATGGATGCGAGCTCGTTCAATATTACTGAGGTTGCAAATCAATTACAAAGGCAATTGGATGATCAAAACTCTGAGACAAATAATGAAACTTTTTCAATAGATCTTCCACTTGGTGATCCAAAGGTCTATGAAATCTACGGTGCAGATATAGGATTATGATTGATACGAATAAGTTACTTGGAAATAAACAATCCCCAAACATGCAAAGGGGTAGAAATATTGTGACAATAAAAAGGAATCTTATCAAAATTGATTCCTTATTAAAAGAGAAACTTGTTCTTTTTAAAGTAAGAAATGGTATCATACAACAAGAAGAGGAGAATAGAAGGAGAAGAAGTAGAGAGGAGGACTTAGAAAAACTTCGTGTAAGAGATGACGATGACGGATCTCGTAGACAAAGAAATAAATCAAATAATTTACTGGGTGGATTAATTGCTGGATTGATAGGTCTATCAGCTTTATTCTTACCACAAATGATAAAATTATTTAATTTTTTGAGAAGGATATTAAGTCCAATTACAAAGATGATTACAACGACTTTAAAAGCTCTTACATCATTTTTAACGTTTGGAAAAGAGATGGTGGATAAAGTTAGTGCATCATTTGATTTTAA